CCGTCCTTGCGGAGGCCGTAGAGCCCGATGGCGGCATAGTCGCGCTCGGGGGCGATGTCGACGGCGATCGCGACGTCTCCGTCGCGCCGGGAGTCGCGGTCGAGCATCAGGCCGTTCCATGCGCCCATGTCGATCGCACCCCCGCCGAGAGTCTGCTTGGGCCAGACGCCGCAGCGCTCGATGGCGAACTTCTCGTCTGACATCGAAGCGCGCTCGGACTGGATGAACTCCTCGGAGATTCGCACCTCGTAGGCGGGGTTCGTCTCCGCCCACAGGTCGCGCGAGTCGAGGTCGAGCTCCCGGAGGTCGTCGAGCGTCCCCGGCGCGCCCCAGTCCCGGTATCCGAGGCGGTGGGAGCTGTCCCCGGTGGCGCGCTTGCGGAGGCGGTACAGGATCTCGCCCGTGTCGCCGGACAGCGGGGGCGAGGAGGTGTAGATCAGCTGCGGGTTCGGGCGGGCCGACATCGTGGGCATCAGCGCCGAGTGCTGGTCGTCGGTGTAGGCGTAAGCCTCGTCGATGATGTTCACGTCGCCGGAGAAGCCGCGGCCCGAGCCTTTGGAGCGGGCGACGAAGATGACGCGCTGGCCCGTGTCGAGGCGCTCGAAGCCCTCGCGGCCGTTGGTGTTGTTGACCTTGATCTGGATGTCGCCGTCGATGACGATCAGGTTGTCCCCGGCCGCCTCGCCGAGGGCTGTCAGGCATGCGCGCAGGCGCCGGAAGCCCTCGAGCGCCGTCTTCACCTCATGGGCCGACCACATGATGAGGCGCTCCTGCAGGAGGAGCATGCCGGCGAGCGCGCGTGCCTCGAGGATCGAGCCCTTGCCGTTCTGGCGCGAGACGATCTCGGCGTACTCGAAGCACGCCCAGCGCCCGTCGTCGCGGACGGAGAGCATCAGGTCGAGGGCGTCTGCCTGCCAGGGGTCGAGATCCAACCCGGCGGCCGCAGCGAGCGCCACAGCAGCCTCGCCATAGGAGGACTCAGCCGGTGGCCGGACCTCGATCCGGGGCCGGACGCTTCGCTTCGAGGAGGGCGACGACGGAAGCAAGCTTCCCACCGCCCTTCGGCTCCTGCTTCGGCTTGGGCAGCCCCTTCTCCAGCTCAGCGAGAAGACCCTTCAAGGCAGTCGCGGTCTCGCGCTCCTCCGACACGAGGCGGTCCACGTAGACGGTCACCTCGGTCTGATCCTCATTGGTCCGGAAGCGCAGCCAGTCATGCCCCTCGAGCTGCCTATTGAAGGACTCCAGCCGGTCGACCATGCGGCAGGTCTGGATAGCGAGGACGTGCTGGACAGGCGGCAGATCTCCGTCCGCCGTCAGCTTCTCCCACAGCCACCCGCTGAGCTTCGAGGGCGGAGCCTCCTCGTCGAGGGGCGACTCCAGAGCCTTGCACCGTCCGGGGATGCAGAGCGAGTGGTCGCCGCCGGAGTGGCGGCGGCGGCGGCGTGCTCGCAGGGCGTCAGAGTCAGCCACGGATGGCCCACTTTGACGTCGGCTCGCATGGATCGACGGGTAGGCCATGAGCGGCGCGGTAGCGATCGCGCATTGCTCGCGCAGAGCCCTCTGTGCAGCACGCTTCTGAACAGTACTTGGCGCGAGCGTGGAGGGCGCCGCACACTGGACAGCTCTTCATCTCGATCTGGATCCCAGCCGTCCGCATCTTCGGCGGCTTGGGCGCCCTGACTGGCATAGGTAGAACGTGACGCCGTATCCGCATTCCGTGACGCCACTCGGAGACAGTCAGACCGGCCTTGCTTGAGTTGCACTTCCTGCAGCATGGGGCGAGGTTTCCCTCGTAGTTCGTGCCGCCCAGAACGAGTGGGACGATATGGTCCACAGTGTCCGCTGGCGAAAGGCCGCAGTAAACGCAAATGGCGCCCTTACGGCGCCATTCTGCGAGCAGTGCAAGTCTTCGTTTATTCGATAGTCCAGGTGCTTGAGCTTCTAGCTTCGCTCGCTTGACCTTGGGGTGCGAAGCGGGCCTGAACGTCGTTGCTCCGCCCCTTTGGCCTGCGGTCGCACCGCACAGGCGCGAGCAGTATTTGGCACGCTTGTTGATGTGCTCGAACTCGGCACCGCAAGCTGGGCAGGTATGCCTGTGAGTGGTCCTCTTGTGGACGCTGAGCCCCGCTCGTCGACACGGGTGGCACATCGCCTGACCCTCCGGGAGGGTTCCATTGCCCGGCGACATGAGGTTTCCACATCCGGCGCAAGCGATCTTCTTCCGTGGCATGGGGGTATACCCCTTTCGTCACGTTTTCAGATCGTCAAAATCGGACGGGTATTCGAGCGCCACCGGCGGGTCTACGCGCGATGGTCACTCAGAAAATACCCCCCCGGGGTATCCCTGGCACTCCCATCGGCGGCAGGTCCGGCACTCCCGCCCCGGCCCGGCGGCTCGACACTGCCTCGCGCATTCCGCTTTTGCTTGCCTGCGGCTTGGTCAGCACACAACAACACACATCACATGCCACACATACACATGCCATGCACATGCACATGTATCAGCAGGAGGGTAGTAACCACCCCAAGGAGGACCCTGCTAGGTAGGACCCCTAGGCGCAGGACCCGTGACCATGGCGCAGACCGTGCGGCGCTGCCATGGTCGGTCAGTGACGTGGCGCCTTCGGGTGCTTGGGGTGCTTGGGGTGGGCCGGGTGCTTGGGGTGCTTCGGCCAGCCGTGATGCGTGCTCTTGGGCCAGCCCTTGTGGGTGCTCTTCGGCCATGCCATATGCGCTCACCTCACACACTGCTGGGATCTATTGCGACCCATCCGCGCGGGGTCCTCCCGGCTATAGGGCCGCACGGTCTGCCGTACCTGCAGGCGCACTCGGCTCGAGCTATTCCGCGCAGCCTGTTCGACCGGGTCGAGTTGCAGCCGTAGTGCGCGAGGCGGACGTTGCTGCGGTCATGCTCATTGCCGCCGTGCTGCAGCTGGATCAGGTGGTCAGCGCTGCGGCTCAGCGGGTGCGTGCGCGGGAGCTCCTGGTTGACGAAGCCGCCGCACAGCCAGCACAGTTCCTCTTCGTCGTAGACCCGCTTGGCGATCGCGCGCCAGCGGTGGTCTGCGGTGCGATAGGTGCGGCTCATTCGTCGATGCAGTGCTCACAGTCGCAGTCGATGGTGCAGAAGCAGTCAACGCTGCCGCACTCGTCACACTCGAAGTCGTAGTCGTAGTGGTCGCACTCACGATCCCAGGGCCGCTTCACCTGTACCGATCCCATCCGACGTGGAACCAGAGCCGCGCCTTGTGGAACGCTCCCCACAGCCTGAGCCAGAGCGTTGCGATCATCGCGGCCTCCAGACAAGGCAAAAGGGCGAAGCTTCCGATTTTTCAGAGACTTCGCCCAAGGCACGACTAGCATAACATCGCCAAATGACAACCGTGTAGTTTACGTCGGCGTGTCAAGTCCTTAAATGCCGATAGCCCCCGACTCCGGGGAGTCGGGGGGCAGTCAGAATGGCAGAACGTCCTGCGCCAGCCGCTTGGCGGCAATCTCGCAGTAGCGTTCCTCGAGTTCGACGCCTATCGCTTTGCGGCCTAGCGCTTTAGCGGCGACGAGGGTTGAACCGGAGCCCGTGAACGGGTCCGCAATGGTTCCGGGAGCCATGTCTACGAGCTCCTGCATCACGTCTTGCGGCTTCGCATGCGGGTGGCCTGCTCTGGTTCCTATTCCACGCGGTCCAGCGACGAGACCATTGGTCGTGATGACTGACGAGCGGCCGCCGACACCGACAGGCCACGGTCCGACGAGATAGATGTTCTCAAGGTCGCGGCGGCGGCCTGCGCGGGCGCCCTTGATCCCGGCGTCGATCGGCTTGATGTACGGGAGAACCTGCACGGCGCCGGTGGGCTGGATGATGAGCGGGTCGCCGAACACGATCGCGAGACGGTCTCCCCACGCTTCAAGCGCTGCATCCCGCGTCGAGGTGTCCTTGTCGTTCGCGATCCCGCCGTGGGCGACAGATCCCCGGCCACGGCCGTGGCTGTTCGTCATGCCGGAGCCTGATCGCCAATCCCGTCCATATGGGGGATCGGTCACCAGCACGTCGGCGTCAAGCCATTCGCGGTGTTCAGTGAGGCAGTCGCCGTAGTACAGCTTCACGCTGTCATCCTCGTAGTACAGGCTCACTCCGCATACACCGCCCTCACGAGCCACCCCATCTGCTCGGGCGGCCAGCCGGCCCCGCAGCAGACGCACTCGGCGGTCCACTGCCAGACCTTGAGCATCCCGCCGTCGTCGTCCCAGCAGTGGACTCGGAGCGCGGGCTTGCCGTCGTGGTACAGGACCGAGCATGCCGGGCAGGGGAGCGTGAGCTTCCGTGGCGGCTTTGTCGGGGCGATGATGGCGCTTATCGCGTCGATCCAGTCGAGGGTGACGTGCTCGAGGAACGCCATCCACTCCGCGTTGATGTCCTCGACGGCCCACGATTCGATGATGGCCTTGAGCGTGCCGGCGAAGCTGGGGATGAGCTCGTGCTGGTGGTCGCGGGCATCGCGGGTGATGTCCTGGAGGAGGGCCAGCGCACCCTCCCCGATGGGCA